CACACATAGTCATGAATAACATATATCGTTGTTGTTTACAATATTGATATTCTTCTTCTTCACCATAGTAAAATTTGTACCATGCTTCAATAATATCATAAGCCTTCCACATACAATCGCGAGCCAATGTATCACCAAACGCTTTATAATCACCAGTTATGAAATTATTCCCTTTTGCAATAAGATTACAAGTTAATGTGGTCCATTCATCGCTTTCAGGATTTATTCCAATAGCTGATTCATTTTTAAAGCGATTGCTAATATAAGCAGCTTGCCATTGTCCAAAAAATTTTCTTGTGGCTATGGTATTTTGAACAGGAGAATTAGAGAAAATTCGATTTTTCATTTCTCTTGCTTTTTCGATAGGAATAACCTGATCTTTAAGCGTAGTAATATATACACATTGCGGTATAATATTTCTTTCTCGCATGGCTTGTTCTTCATCTAATATTTCCCGTAAAATAGGATGTATCTCAATGAATTTCCTTTTACCATTAATAGTTTCAAATTTAAATAACCATTGTTTGCCAGATGGTAAAATTGAATAATATTTAAAACAATGAGGATCTCGTCTATTACGCACTAAACATAATGGATAACCCTCTGATGATTGCATATTACTGGCACCGTAACAATCATAACCGTCCACACCACTAATTATTTGTTCATCTGATAACCACTGTTGTCTTGTGGATAAAATGGGCCTACAATAAGTGATTAATAAATCACTAACATCTTCGGCACATTCAGATAATAATTTAGGTTCAAAAGAATAAGGTACCTTAGAGTACTTATTCAAAGCTAATTGTAAGGGATCTACTCCATTTTGTTTCACCAGTGGAGCAGGACAATAACCTGTTGGATAAATTTGATTTTGAATTATCGTAGGTACTTTGTCTGATTCTTTAGATCCATATACAGCTAAACTTCTATGGACGGTTCCAATTGGTTCAATGTTTGGAACAATTTCAATCATGGCTTTAGGATCGCTCATTGTTACATCGACGCCTTCAATTTCATCATAAAACATTTCATGTCCAGGTTCTTCTTCTGGCAGTTCGCAACATTCTGGTGTTATAGGCTCTGCGTAACCTATATTACCATTACTTGCGCCAATACCAGCCACATGAATACCATAGATCTTTGCAGGACCTACAGCTCCAATTAAGAGACTACCACAAGCACCCTTATAACCATAGTTATATTGATACACTGAAGGTATA